GGATCGACCTGGATGTGCCCGGCCCGAAAATCATCGGGTACCGGCGCATCATCCACCCCGAACTGTCCCGCACCGGCACCTGCGGGCTGTGCATCGCCGCGTCCGACCGGCTCTACCACGTCGTTGACCTGCAACCGATACATGCCCGATGCAAATGTGAAACCGCTGCTGTCACAACAGACTTCGACCCGGGCAAGCAGTTGAATGAGGATGACCTGGCCCAGTTGTACCGGGCGGCCAGCGGCATCGGCGGCGACCCCACCACCGCCGCGCCATCCCTGAAAAGGGTGCGTTACCTGATCGACGAGCACGGCGAGCTGGGGCCTGTCCTGGTGCCAAACCGGGCGCACAAGCCGCGCAAAACCGTGCCCACCCAGCCGCGGCGCCGCAAAACCAAGGCAGCGAAGTGATCACCGTCTGCAGCATCAGGGAGATGCTGTACAGGCTAGCCGGGGGCGGTAAGCCCCGTGAGCCTGTCGACATGTCTCAGGTGCAGTGCGGGCATTGCGGCTGGATCGGGGCACCGCAGATGTTCGCGACGCATATGCTGACCTGCGAACTGCACCACTAGAGTTTCCGCCGTTACGGCGGCCCCAGGCCCGTTACGGGCCAACCCCCACCCCTTCCGATATGGGAGCCATCAATGTCCGCACCACTATCCGAGAGCACGCCGTCACCTGACGAAACGCCAGAAGTAGTCATCGAGGAAACCGGTGAGCAGCCAGACGATCCCGGTACGGGATTCCCGGCTAACACGCCGCTGGCCGAGATGACGACCGAGCAGCAACTCGCCTACTTCAAGCACCAAAACCGTCAGGCCGAGAATAAACTCGCCAAGTTCAAGGGTGTTACACCCAAACAGTTCAGCGAGATGCAGACCCGCATCCACGAGCTGGAGAACGCGGCCCTGTCGGCCGACGAGAAGGCGCTGAAGGAAGCAGTCGACCAGGCTAAGGCTGACGCGACCGCGGCCGTCGAGGCGCTGTACCTTCCCCGGCTGCAACTGTCCGACATCCGCGGTATTGCGGCGACGATCCTCGACGCTGACCAGCTTGAGGGCTGGCTGGGCGGCATCGACCCGAAGCGGTTCGTCGGCGACGACGGCGAAGTCGACTCGGACAAGGTGATGACCAACCTGACCGCCATGTTCGGACGGTCACGTCAACAGCAGATTCCGCCGGTGCGGCAGTGGGGCCAGTACGGAAACAGCGGGACACCCAGCACCCAGCCGGGATCTGGTGGACGCGCTGAAGCGCAACGCCGATTCAACAAAACGTAAGCGGCGCAACACAATCTGATCAGACCAAAAGGAGCACCTCATGACGTCATACGGGGTTCAAACCACCACCTATCAAGTGGAGAACCTGTCCTGGAAAGCGTCCGGCTTCGGCGATGAATATCATCCCGGAATCACGCTGGACATAAGCAAATTCACGGCCGGCACCCACTTCCCGAACGGCTACATCCCGTCCGGATGTGTGCTCGGCAAGGTCACCGCGTCCGGGCTGTACGGCCCTTACAACGATGCGCTGTCCGACGGCACCAACATCGCCGCCGGCCTGCTCATCGCCAGCGTGCGGGTCACCCAACCCAACGGCGCCAACGCGACCCGCGTCTCGTCAGGTCTGCTGATCCGCGGCGACGTGATCCAAGCCAACATGCCGTTCCAAGGCGCCACCATCGGCGCTATCGACGCCAACGGCAAGGCCGATCTGGTGGCCGCCGGCTGCCTGGTTCGGTTCGAGTAGAAGGGACAGAAAATCATGGCACTTTTCTTTGACGGTCCCGTCTCGATCGACGACGCGATCAGCTTCGTGCAACAGGTACCGATCCCGAGCAACAATGCGCTCACGGCGCTGTTCCCGCGACGCGACGTTACCGGCGACGAACTAGACTTCACCCAGATCACGCTGACCAACCGGATCGTGAAGTTCCGGCCGTGGGACGGCAGCTTCAAACCGGTTCCCCGTGACACCGGGCTGGAGAAGCGGGTCAAGATGCCCGCACTGGGTGGCTTCCTGGAGGTCGGCGAATACGAGCGCCGCCAAATCGAATTCGCCAACACAGGCGGCACTTTGACCAGGGCGCTGGTCGACGCGGTCTACAACGACCTCGCCAACCTGACCCGCTACGCCTACAACCGTATCGAGTTGGCGTGGGGCGACCTGCTGACCGACGGGATTCTCACCCTCAACGAGGGCGGCATCAACCAGACCATCGACTACGGTCTGGCCGGCGGGCAGAACGTCACCCCGGCGATCCTGTGGTCATCACCGGCGACCGCTGTCCCGTTGACCAACCTGATCGCCTGGAACGCCGTCTACGCCGCCGCCAACGGCGGTCAGGGGTTCGGCAGGTTCCTCACCACCACCGAGGTGGTCAACTATCTGATCAGCAACACGCAACTGATCAACGCGATCCGCGGATCCGCGGCCGGTGTGACCATGGTGTCGATCGACGAAATCAACAGGCTGTTCCAGGGGTTCGGCCTGCCCACCCTGGAGGTGCCGAGCCTCTCGGCGCAGAACGGCGGCTCGCTGTACAACTCGTCGATGGACGTCGACGGGGTCACCACCCGTGTGCTGGCCGCGAACAAGTTCATCGGCCTGCCAGCGGATCTGGGCACTTTGGGTGTCACGGCGTGGGGCACACCGACCACGTCGATGGACCTGGCGGCGGCCAAGAACGTGCAGGTTCAGGTGGCGCCCGGCCTGGTCGGCATCCTGGACCGCGAATCGGATCCGCCGTACCGCAAGCGAACCTATGTCGACGGTGTGGGTATGCCTGCACTGGTAGACGTTCGGAAACTGTTCGTCGCCACCGTCGCATAGGAGAAGGTTTTATGGCTAAGAAATGCGGTCCCTACGCTGTGCACGTTGTGGATCCCGACACCAACGAGGGTAAATGGTTCTACCCCGGTGACGACATCGACGCCGCGTCGGCGAAACTGATCAGTAACCCTTTGGCGTTCGAGGGCGGTGAGGCCGAACCGATGCAGACGGTCGGCTCCACTGGGCCGCCCCCGGCGCCGGGCACCAAGGGCGCCACCAAAGAGGCGTGGCAGGACTACGCCAACCAGCACCGTGTCCATTTCACTCAGGACATGAGTCCCAAGGAAATCTCCGACGCCTGCGCGGCTGCGGGGATCGCGGTCTGATGACCGACCCGGTGGATCCGGCGCGTTTCGCACATCCTGATGATGTGTCGGCGCGCTGGATCCTCGGCAACTGGACGGCTCCGGACACAACGGACTGGGATGCGTGGGCTCAGGAACGGATCGTCGACGTCGAAGCCGAACTGCTCGGTCTGGTGAAGTCGCTGCAGACGTTCGACCCGGCCACTGATCCGAGGCGGGCGCGCGCGGTGAAAACCCTCGTCGTGGACAAGGTGACGGAGTTGCGCGCCAACCCGCGCGGCGTGGCCAACGTCAACCAGTCGATGGACGGCTTCTTAGCGTCCGAACAGACCCGTGCGAACACCACCAGTCAGGCGATCTGGTTTTCTGAGCAGGAACTGGATTCGGTGCGGGTGTCGGTGACGCGACGCCGATTCGGAACCATCTACGTCGGGCCGGGACCGTACGCATGCCCTTAACGGTGCCGTTCACCATCACAGTTACCCCGCAGCGCCGCATGGTGGTGTTCGGGGAACCGGATTGGGTCGATCTGGAGCCGATCGACGTGTGCTATCTGCTGGATGATCCGCAGCCGATTATGAGCGAGTCGTCTTGGCGGTTCACCCAAGACGGCAAGCTCTATCCGCGGCGCGGCGTCGACCTGAAAGACGGCGACATGGTTCCGCTGCCGGAAGGCAAGTTCGGTGTGATCGGAAATGCGCAACTCGACTTCGTGCACCCGATGACCGGATACGACTTCGGGCGGGTCCGGTTTCACATCCGCCGAGGAGGCTAGCTTTTGGAGAACTATGTCTACGGCGAGCGCGGTGAAGGCTCCCCGATGCTGGCGGCGAAACTTATGTCCCCCCGGGACATCGGCGGGCCGCTCCGCGAAGCTGCCAGCATCGGGGCCGGACTGTATTCGGCGACGGTGGCCAAACGGTCCGGCGCTTTGGCGGCGTCGGTTCGGGTGGGTCCACTGTTCATCGGCGGACCTAAGAAGGACCGTCTCGAGATCACTGTGACGTCGGGTGCGGGCACGCCGCGCGGCGGCTACGGCGCCAGCCACGAGTACGGCATCGGCATCCACCCCCGCTCGAGGCCACCCACCGGGTGGATGCCGCAGAAAGCGGTCGACGACTGGGTGCGCGTTTTGGCCATCATGAACGCCATGTCGGCCGGCCCCACAAGGGGCGGCGGCTACGGGCGGGTGTCCGGTTGAGTGTCAGTTTCCCGCCGTGGTGGAAAGGGCTGCGGTGGGATCAGGTTCGGCTTTTCCGCGACCTGTTCACCAACCCCGCCAACAAAGCTGCCGACCAGTTGACGGGGATACGCGTGGAACCGTTCCCACCCGATAACGAGTCCATTCAAGCGTGGCTGAACGAATCCAACGCCTACCTGTTTGTGAACCGCAACGGAGGCCAAATCAACAAGACCACCCAAGGGTGGGTCGATGAGGCCATCGTCACCACAGCCGCACTGACCTTCTCACGTGACGAATCCCACGACGTGATGGACTACGTCACCACCATCCTGGACGCCTACGGCGACGGCGGCACAGTTAAACGCTCCACCCCGCATCGCAGCGGGCTGACAACAACTTACATGAAAGTTCCGGGTGAAGTTGTTGCACCACAATTGATCCCGGACGAATTCAGGGACGAGCGGCTGGTACCGATGGTGTGGCAGGTCCACGCCGACATTCCGCACGGACTCCCCGATTACCGAGCCCTACTCGAACTAGACGTCGAGCAGTGAAAGGAACACCAACATCATGGCTATCACCACCTTCCCCCCGATCACCCGAAAAGACTTGCTGTTCTCCGCGCGTAAACTGTATGCGTTTCAGTGGCCGGCTACGGTGCCGCTGATCACCACCGTCAAAAACCCGACCACCGGCGCAGTTGTGTTGCCCGACAACGGCTATTTCATCGGCCTGCACCGCAAACAGCGCGGCGGCACATTGAGCAACGCTCAAACGTACAACGACATCATGGCTCACGGCGAAGGCTCGCCCGTGATGAAGATCGCGACTGAGCGGCGGATGACCGGCGCGCTGGAACCGCTGGAGCTCAACAGGGTCAACCTGGAGAACTGGATCGGCACCGACCTGTCCGCCCTCGTGCCCGACGCGATGGGTGGCGCGCACATCGCGGTTCCGTCGCTGCCGCAGTACCGCACCTGCCGTGTCGTGCTGCTGGGTCGCCACGACTACAACGGGTTGGCCGCCTGGCTGGCGTGGGTGGGTAACCGCGCCGACATCTCCGACACAGCCGATTTGACCGCCACCGACGCCGAAGTGATTACACCCGGCTACACCTGGAACTTCACCGGCGTCGACCAGCTCAACGGTGAGCCGGTGTTCGTCGAGCTGTTCGGTCCGGGCTGGCAGGCGATGCAGGCCGCGTCGGATGCGGGGTTCTTCCCGGCGGCCACGTCGATCGCGGTGGCGCCACCCACCGCAGCCCTGACCGGCACCGTCGGATCGCCGACCGCGGACGTGGCTTTGACAGTGACCGCATCACCCGGCTCCCTGGACCGCACTCTGCAATCCACCTACGTGTCGTCGGATCCGACGAAGGCCACAGTCGACTCCAGCGGTGTGGTCCGCAAGGTGGCGGCCGGTTCGGCGACGATCACCGCCACCTACCAGACCTTCACCGGCACCTGCGTTGTGACGGTCACCTAGCATGGCGGCCAAGCGAAAGAATCCGGTTCCGGCCGGGCTCGCCGGCCCGCGGGTGGCTGGGGAGCCCGGCGAACCGGTCGGCGCGTTCCTGGAGGTGCTCGCCAAAACTCGGGCCGCCGGGTTGGCGATCGACCGGTTCGAGGTCACCAACGATCTGGTGTTGGAGCCGCCCACCGAGGCCCGTAACCGGAAAATGGACCGCACCAGGGCGGCGTATCTGCTGGCCCAAACAGCGGTACTGCAACTGATGCAATACCCGGAGATGCCTCCCGAGCCGCCCCGTCCACTGCCCGATCAGGTTTCGGCGGAACTGGACCGGTTGGCCAGCAAGGTGGAAGCCCTGCTGGGCTCCGACGCCGACCCGGTCGTGGTGGAGGGTTTACGCGCCGCGGTGACGGCGACGGCTATCCATGTGCGGGACAAGGTGGAAGCCGAAGACCCCGACGCCTACGAGCAGTACCTGCGGCGCTTCGAGGAATACACGCGGATGCGTGAAGGCTACGCGGAGCGCAAACAGAAAGAGTTGCAGGCCGCCTACGACCAGGGCGAGGAAGCGTTGTCGGGCTACAACGAGGCCCTGGTCGGCGACGAGCAGGTGTATCAGCGGGTCAACGAGTTCTTCGACAACCGCCCCTATTTTGAGCGGGAAGCGTTCGAGAACGGCATCAAAGCCCGGTTCCTGCGGCTGCCGGAAGACGGCAAATGCCGGGCCTGCGGGAGCGTGGTCGACCCAAAAGCGCCCAACAGCGAGCAGACATCCTCGACTGGGTTACCCACTACTGGGACGAGCTTGAATCCGATTTCGCCGAGCATCTCGGCGGCACCGACGCCCGAGACTGGTTCCGCGGAACCAGATGCTGGGACCAGTTCGTCAACTACTTCAACCGGGTAAGCCTGAAAGAGGGCACCCGCACCTACGCTGCGCTGCTGGACGACAAACGGCTTGAGGAGCAGTTCGCCAAGGCGATCGACCCGGATAAGCCGGCACGCCCCGGTTTGGTGGACTACGACCGGCTGGCCCGCGAAATGCACCACCTTACAGTGCATTTGGTGTGGCTGCACCGAACCATGGCCGGTAAGGGCGCCGACATTCCGTTGCCCGCCGAGCCTGTCTACCCCTCAGAGCGGTACGCCGAGAAGCAGGACGCCGTCAACGATTACGCGCTGATCAGCGAACTGATGCAGGACAACCCCACCATTCGTGGTCTACCCAAGTGGAATTAGCGTGCCGCGCAACATGATTAGGAGGTGAGAGCGCCATTTCTGACTATTCGGCTGGCACTGCCTCCATCACGATCCGGCCGAACGCGGACGGGTTCGTGCGTGACCTGAAACGCAAACTGGACGCTGTCCGTGATCCCGGATTCACGGTCACGGTGGACGCCGACACCGGTGAGGCGCGTAAAGAAACCACAGCGTTCCGCAAAGAGGAAGAACGCAAGCCGATAGAACCGGCGGTCGAACTCGAATTCGGGCGTGCCCGAGCGGAAATGGCGCGTTTCCGCGCCACTCAGGAAGCCAACCCGGTCAAAATCAGGGTTGAGATCGATAAGCAGAAGTTCCACGGTGACCTGTCCGCCATGAGCCACACGCTGGCTGAGTTCCGCCGCACCAACGTCGCAGTGGTCGGCATCGCAGCTTTGGGTGCGTCCGGGATCGGGCCTGCCGCACTAGGTTTAGCTAATTTGGCTGACGCGTTGCAGCAGGTGGCTCAGGCCGGCTTGGCGGTTCCCGGCGTGATCGCCGGTGTGTCCGCGTCGATCGGAACCCTGGTGTTGGGTCTGTCGGGGATCGGTGGTGCCTGGAAAGCCGCCGAGCAAGACGCGCAGTCATCCGGGCGTACGCAGGCTGAGGCAGCTAAGCAGGCGGCGTCGGCGCAGAACAGTCTGCGTAACGCTGTGGTGGATCATGCTGAGGCGCAGAAGGATTTGAACCGGGCCATCCATGACGCGAAGCAGGAGTTGCAGGATCTGCGGATCGAGCAGCGCGGCGGCATCATCGACGAGTCCCGCGCCATCCTGTCCGCGCAACAGGCTAGGGAACGGCTGCGGAAAGGGGACTACACCGACCTGCGTGACGCCGTACTAGACGTGCAGGAAGCCGACCAGTCTCTGCTGGAAACCCGTAACCGCAACGCCCAAACGCAGGACAAACTGAACGACGCCAACCGTAAAGGCATCCAGGGCAACGACAATGTGGTGTCGGCGAATGAGCGGCTGATCCGATCCAATCAGCAGATCACCGACGCCACCAACGCGCTCACCGACGCGATGAACAAGACGTCGCCGGCTGCGGACAAGTTCGCGCAGGCCATGGCCGGATTATCCCCGGCCGCACAGAATTTGGTGAACACGTTCATCCGGCTCAAGCCCGAATTCCAGAACTTCCGGTCATCGATCAGCCAGCCTCTGCTGGAGGGGAAAGCCGAAGAGTTCGAGCATTTCTTCCGCGACATCGTGCCGATCATCAAACCAGGCATGCAGCGCATTGCCACAGCGTGGAATCAGGGCATGTCGAAGGTGCTGGGCGCGTTGGGCACCGACGAGAACAAGGGCCTGATAGAGCGGATCCTCGGCAACACCGCTAACGCGCAATCCCGGCTGAATGATGCGCTGACTCCGTTGATCAACGCGATGGGGATCTTGACCGCGGCCGGCTCGGATGCGTTGCCCCGCATGGCCGATGCGATCGTCACTATGTCGGACAGGTTTGAGGCGTTCATCCGTAAAGCCGACGAGTCCGGCGAGCTCAAGCAGTGGATCGACGAGGGTTTGGACGCGCTCGGTAACCTGTCCGAATCGATCCTGAACATCGGGAAAGTCTTCACAGACATCACTTCCGCGGCGGGCGGCGGCGGCAGCTTCCTGGAATGGCTCCACAAAGCTACTGGCGACCTGCACACCTTCCTGTCCTCCACGGAAGGGCAGATCGCGCTGCGGGACTTCTTCGCCAAAGCCCGTGAAGAGATCGAGAAGTGGAAACCGATCGTCGAAAACCTGCCCGAAGTCATCGGCGGCCTCGTGTCCGGGTTGCAGGACTTCTCCGAGACGGTGCTGCCCCCGTTGCGGGACATTTCCAAGTTCCTCGGTGAACATCCGAAGCTGGTCCGCGCGGCTGCTGACGCGTCT